ATTAAAAATAATTACAAAAAAAAAAAATCCAGGTGTAGATTTAATGGGTGATAAATTTTTAGATAAAAAGAAATTGGCTATACCTAAATACCTGACAGATGAATTACCAGTACCTACAAATGAGTAGAAAAACTAACACAATGTTAATAGCTTTACTAGGTACAATTTTAACAGGATTGGCTACATGGACATTAGTCACACTCATAGAACTTCAATTAACAGTAACCATGATCCAGTCTGATTTAATGTCTATTGATAAGCAATTCGGGAGAGTATATAATTTCATCGATTCCGTTAGACAAAAATAATGACAAATTGTAAAAAATGTAAAAAAGAATTTGAAGCTAAAGAAGAATTTGATATATTCTGTAGCGATGATTGTAAACAGGAAGCACTAGCTGATCTTGACAAAGACAGTGATGAGTGTTTATCCTGTCAATAAATGAACTTATCTCGTAACTTCACTCTTCAAGAATTAATTAAATCAGACACTGCTGTCCGTAAGGGCATAGATAATAATCCTAATTCAGATCAGATAGAAAAGTTAAAACTATTGTGTGATAATATTCTACAACCCGTAAGAGATCACTTCGGTCCAGTGGTCGTTACAAGTTGTTATAGGTCATCTGAGTTATCAGTTGCAATAGGTAGCTCAATTAATAGTCAGCACTGCGATGCGGAAGCCGTTGATTTTGAATGTCCAGGAGTAGATAACGCAGAACTTTGTGATTGGATCTATAAAAATTTAGATTTTGACCAAATGATTTTGGAGTTTTACAAAAAAGGAGAACCTAATAGCGGATGGTGCCATTGTAGTTATATTGAAGATAAACCTAGAAAGCAGTTCTTGCATGCATTTAAAGAAGATGGTAGAACTAAATATAAACCAATAATAGGAAAAGCGGTAGATTTATAATGGCTATAACAAGAGGACAAATACCAGCACAGATAGACGGTCAACTTAGAGGCGCTAGAAAGAAAAAAGCACCATTAGGGTATCATTATATGCCAAATGGAAAGCTTATGAAAGATAGTGATCATGTTAAAAAAAAATCCAATAGCAAAAAAGCTAAGGTCTAGAATCTTCTATTTAAAAGTGATACAATCCAAGAAGTTGTACAACCGCAAAAAGGAGAAGTTATACACTCTCAATGCCGCGGCACAAAAATAAAAGGAGAAATACATGGCTAAAAAAATGAGCAAAGGTAAAGGACCTTGTTGGTCTGGTTATGAAATGATTGGAATGAAGTCCAAAGGTGGACGTAAAGTTCCTAATTGTGTACCTAAGAAATCAAAAGGTGGTGAAATGGAGTATAAAGGCTCTTATATACGTTCAGATATAGACGGAGAAGCCGTTTCTAATAAATCTTTAGAAAATTATTACAAAGGTATGCTCTAGTGAAAGCACAAAGACTATTAGTTGGTGGTTTATTAACTGCTGGAATTAGATATGGACTTAAAAGATATGCTAAAGCTAGTGGTAAAAAACTTATTGATTTAAGTAAAGGACAATCTAAAAAACTTGCTAAATCAGATAAAGTTGACGCTGTAAAATTACATGGTGCTACAAAATTAACTAAAACAGATAAAATTAAATTAAATTATTACAGAGATATACTATAATGGCTTCATCAGGAACAACAACTTTTGATTTAAATGTAGATGAAATAATAGATGAGTCTTACGAAAGATGTGGAGTATCCACTGAATCAGGTTATGATTTAAAAAGAGCTAGAAGAAATTTAAATATTTTATTTTCGGAATGGGGGAATAGAGGACTTCATTTATGGAAAGTTAAAAATAAAGAACAGCTTCTTACAAATGGAGTAAGTCAATATGCAACTCCACAAGATTGTAGTGATGTATTAGAAGCTTATGTATCTACAGGAGCTGGAAACAGTCCTACTATACAAGATGTATCTTTAACTAAAACAGATAGATCTACGTATGCCGGATTACCTAACAAAGGAGCTGTAGGACAGCCTTCTCAATATTATGTTGATAGACAAATAAACCCACAAATTTATTTGTATCAAACTCCAGATGCTTCTACTTACACTTATTTAAAATATTACTATATTGGAAGAATTGAAGATGCAGGAGGATATACAAATACTCCAGATGCACCTTTTAGATTTTTACCTTGTATGGTAGCAGGACTTGCTTATTATTTATCTTTTTTAAAAGCTCCAGACAGATCTCAAATGTTAAAACTAGCTTATGAAGATGAAATGAAAAGAGCTTTAGATGAAGATGGTTCTAGAACTTCTTTATACATATCACCTCAAACTTACTTTGGAGATGGTGTGTAATGTCTTATGCAACAGGTAAACAATCTCATGCTATATCTGACAGATCAGGTCAGGCATTTCCATACAAAGAAATGGTCAGAGAATGGACAGGTGCATTAGTTCATATATCAGAGTTTGAACCTAAACATCCTCAAATAAGAAGAAGAACTGTCAAAGCAGATGCTATAGCTTTAAAAAATTCTAGAGCACAGGATTTCACATTTGATTCTGGAGGTGCTATATTCACTACAATAGATTTAACATTACCAGGACAATTTGCTTTTCAGTCTTCTGGAATGCAACCTGACAATGGGGCAGAACAAAACAGAAAAAGACAAATTAGTATAAGTTTAAATTCAGTTACTGTGGAGATTACATAATGGCTATATCATATGCAGATTTTTTAACACAAATAAGAAACTACACAGAAGTAGATTCTAATGTATTAACAGACACTATTATTCAAGGTTTTATTAGAACAGTTGAGTTAGACGTAGCTGGAAAAGTAGATTATGATGATTTAAGAAAATACTCTACTTCTACTTTTACTCAAAACAATAGGTATGTAAGCTTACCTGCAGATTGTATGATTGTAAGATCAGTACAAGTTATTAAAGCTAATGGTAATAGAGCTTTTTTAGAGAAAAGAGAAACTAGTTTTATTTCTGAATATAATAGTGAAGGAACTACAGGCTTACCTTTATTTTTTGCTAGTTGGGATGATTTTAATATACTGGTAGCGCCTATTCCTGATTTAACTACTTATCAAGTTCAACTTAATTACATTATTGACCCACCTCAATTTACATCAACAAATACTACTTTTCTTTCTGTGTATCAAGAAAGCATGTTGAAACATGGAGTTTTAACTGAAGCTTTTCTTTATTTAAAAGGACCCGACAATCTTTACAGTATGAATAAAAGCAAGTATGATGAAGAGGTCAATTCATTTGGTTTACAGCAAATGGGGAGAAGAAGACGAAGTGAATACGATAGTGGTGTACCTAGAATTAAGGTACCTTCACCATCACCATAAAATTATATAAAGGAGAAAAATTATGGCAATAACAACAAACGCAATTTGTAATACTTTTAAAAAAGAATTACTTCAAGGAAAACACGATTTTGATGCATCATCTGATACATATAAATTAGCGATGTATACATCATTAGCAACATTAGGTGCTTCAACAGAAAACTACTCTACTAACCCAGGCGGTGGATCAAACACTGAAGTAACTTCAAGTGGATACACAGCAGGTGGTGGAGCTTTAGTTAACCAAGGTGTTAAAGTATCTTCAGGAATAGCAATTACTAATTATGCTGATTTATCTTTCACAGGTGTAACATTATCTGCTAGAGGTGCATTAATTTATAACACAACTACTGACGGTGGTACTGGTACTACTGATGCGGTAGCTGTTTTAGATTTTGGTGGAGTTAAAACTGCAACTTCAGGAACATTTACAATTCAGTTCCCTGCATTTACAACTTCTGCTGCAATTTTAAGAATTGCGTAATTAAGGAAATAAAATGATATGGCCACTGGATGGGGTAAAAAAACATGGGGTGCAGAAAGTTGGGGAGACCTAAGCGATACATCCGTTAACCTAAGTGGCCTATCATTAACTTCATCAACAGGAACTGTTCAAGAAAACATCGTAGCTGATGCAGAGGTAACAGTAACTAATTTAGGCCAAATGGCTTTTGGTACACCAACAGCTATTGGTGGTACATCAGTTTTAATAAATCAAAATGGAATGCAGGCAACTTTATCTTTAGGAGATGAAGGTGTTGCTAGAGGTATCCAACAATCAGTAACAAGTGCAGGTCAATTAGCTACATCTATTGGAACTGCAGTTATTGATGAAGATACATTAACGGGAGCAGGTTGGGGCAGAGATGATTGGGGAAGTTTTGTTTGGGGTGATAATTATTCTGTTCAAGTATCAGGTATTGAACTAACATCTTCTATTGGTGAAGAAAATGCATTTACAGATTTTTCTATAGATGTAGTAGGATTAGAGCTTACATCAACTTTTGCAAATCCTTCATTCTCAATTCAAATAGACCAAGACATTTTTGTATTAGCTACTGAAGATCAATTAGATGCGTCTGTAGGTTCATTAGATATTACCGGTAATGCAAATATAGATATTACAGGAATTGCATTATCAAGTAATATAGGTCAAGTAGTTCCAGAGCCTAAACTAGAGGTACCAGTAACCGGTGTTTCTATGTCGGCTTCTTTAGGCACAATAACTCTAATTCAATCCACTGTAGAGCCTGCAACAGGCCAACAATTAACAGGATCTATAGGTCAAGTAGACGCTGTATCAGTAGCAGAGGTTTCAGGCATTCAATTAACAGGATCAATAGGATCTGTAACAGTAACTGCTGGCGCTGGAGTTAATGTTTCCGGAATATCTGCTAGTATTTCTGTAGGTTCTGTAAAAATAACTGCGTGGCAAGAAGTGGATCCTGGCGTAAACAATATTTGGTCAGAGGTTGATTTAGCAGCTTAATAATAGTAAAATATAAATTTAATAGGAGAATTTTAAATGACATCAAGTTATTCAACAGATTTAAAACTAGAACTTATGGTCACTGGCGAGAACGCTGGTACATGGGGTGAAAATACTAACAATAATTTAAATCTAATACAACAAGCAATTGCTGGATACGAAGCAATAGCTCTTAATGATGGTGGAGCAGTTACTCTTGCCATGACAGATAAAAGTATATCAACTGCAAGAAATATGGTAATTAAATTTACCGGAACTTTAACAAGTGCATCGACTGTTACTGTTCCAGATACAATAGAAAAATTTTATATATTTGATTGTAGTGCAGTAGTAGGACCAACTAATTTAACTATTAAAACTGTAAGTGGAACAGGCTTTACATTAGACAGAGCTGCAATTTTTTCTGCTTATACAGACGGAACAAATTTAAATGAAATATCATTAGACACATTAGGTGGTACTATTGGAACTGCACAAATTGCAGATGACGCTGTGACATTAGCAAAAATGGCCCCAGGTACAGATGGAAATATAATTTCTTATGATGCTTCTGGTAATCCAGTTGCAGTAGCAACAGGTACTGCAGGACAAATTTTAACTTCAGCAGGTGCAGGTGCACCTCCAACTTTTTCTGATCCTAGTAGTGGTGGAACATCATGGGTTACAACTCCAAAGACTGCAACTTTTACTGCAGTATCAGGTGAAGGTTATTTTTGTAATACGTCAGCTGGAGCTTTTAATATGACTTTACCAGCTAGTCCTACAGCAGGAGATTTTGTAGCGGTAAAAGATTATGCAAAAACATTTACTTCTTATGGATTAACAATTGATAGAAATTCAAGTCCTATAAATGGTGGAAACACAGTTAACCCAACTTTAAGTACTGCTGGACAATCTGTAGTTTTTGTTTACGTGGATGGAACAAAAGGTTGGATTCCAACTCAAGATGATTCAAGTGAAATTTCAGGAGCTATATTATATGTACAATCTTCAGTTACAGGATGTGGTAATACCTTAACTACTTCAAGTTGTGGAGATTACAAAATAGCAACATTTATAGCATCAGGAGATTTTATAATAACTTGTGCGGGAAGTGCATGTGGTTCAAATACAATAGATTATTTAGTAGTAGGTGGCGGTGGCGGCGGTAACTCAAGTATAGCTGGCGGTGGTGGCGGTGGTGGTGGATTTAGATATTCAGCTCTTGCTGCAGATCAACCAGGAGCTCCAGCATTACCTTTAAATGCTTGTGCAGCTTTACCGTCTGCAGCTGCTACTTACCCTGTTGTTATCGGTGCCGGTGGTACTGGATCACCAAGTGCAAGTGGGGTTGACACAGTTTTTAGAACAATAACATCTGCGGGTGGTGGAGCTTCTAATAATGCTGGCGGATCTGGTGGTGGAAAACAACATAGAGGTGGAGCTGGTGGAGCTGGTAACACTCCTCCTGTAAGTCCTCCTCAAGGAAATCCTGGTGGAGAAGCTATAACCCCTAGTTACTCAGGTTCAGGCGGTGGCGGAGCAATGGCTGTAGGAAATCCTTCACAACCCCCATTAGGAAATGGACCTGGTGGATTCGGTGGTGCTGGAGGTGGAGTACCTTCTGTTGTTTTTGGAACATCTGGAGAATCTTCTGGAGGCTTTTATTATTTTTCAGGTGGTGGTGGCGGTGGTGCTGCTGGTCCTGGTGGAACTCCTGGAGCAGGTGGATTAGGAGGCGGCGGTGCTGCTTTAGCTCCTGGTACAGGTAATGCTGGAACTGCAAATACAGGTGGAGGCGGTGCTGGAAACACAAATTCTGCTGGTACTGGTGCAGCTGGCGGTTCAGGTATAGTAATTATAAGGTATAAATTTCAAAATTAGGTAAAAATTATGGCACATTTTGCAAAAATAGGTTCTAGTAATAAAGTTATCCAAGTGGTAGTTTTAAATAATAATGATATGTTAAATGCTGATGGCATTGAAGATGAAACAGTAGGTCAACAAAAATTACAACAGTATGGTAATTGGCCTGCACAAATGTGGATTCAAACTTCATACAACACCTCTGGTGGTCAACACAACTTAGGTGGAACTCCATTAAGAGGAAATTATGCAGGTATTGGTTATACTTGGGACGAAGATAATAATATATTTTGGCCTAAAAAACCTTACACATCTTGGGTAAAACATATTGAATCAGCTTCTTGGAAATCACCAATCGGTGATGCACCAGCATTAACCGCTGAACAAACTGCGGATACAGCTAACATATACCGTTATGATTGGAATGAAGTTGGACAATCTTGGGATTTACTTACTGTTTCAAGTACATAAATTAAAATAACTTATTTGTATAAATTAAAAAAATAATATATAAATAGTTGTAGTATGCAACAAAAGTATTATTTTTTAACTGGTTTTCCAAGATCCGGAAATACTTTATTATCTACAATTTTAAACCAAAATAAAGACATTGCAACTTCTGGGCATTCTTATGCTCCTCAAGTATTTTTTAATTTAGAGACAATTAAATACGATGATAAGTATAATTACTTTCCAGCAAAAAATAGTTTAAAAGAAATACAAAAAAACGTACTTTTTAATTTTTATAAACAATGGAAACAAAAATATATAATAAGTAGAGGAGAGTGGGCTACTCCTTTTAACTATAATATGTTAAAACAATATTGTCCTAATGAAATTAAATTAATTTTTCTTGTAAGAAACCCTGTAGAAATAATAACTTCTTATTTAAATTTATGTAATA